CCATAATAATATAGCTCAAAATGTATGTGGTTTTGCATAAATTCGTTACTTGAAAGATTATATTTTCCTTCCCCTGTTATTTGTTGAGCCTTTCCAAGACTCTGAAATGGGAAAACTTTTGTTCCATTTATAATATCATCATTTGGAAGGAAGTAAAACATTTTACATTCATAACCTTCATATGCACCCTCTCCTTTTATTTTTACACCTTTTAAATTAGGAGTATTTACAGAAGGACCAGAAAGAGTTATTATTCCCTCAAATGGTGCTCTAACTGTAGCATCTTCTTGAACTAAGAAATCTAATCCTTTATGTTGTTTACCACCTACTCTTGGAGATCCAAAAAGCCCAGATCCATCTTTATCCATTCTAATTACATAAAGATTTTCACCCTGTCTATAACCATTAATAGGCGTCGCTATTTGGTAAGGGAGACCATAGTCATTATTTTCTACTACTGATGAAGATATTGTTAAAGGTGTTTCATCTACTTCATATATTTCTTCAGTTGGTCTTGGAATTGATAAACAATCAATATCAGTACTCCATTCACCATTACTTAATTTATGACCAACTCCTCTTACAATAAAATCTAAATCATCACCATAAGTAGATGGTAAAAAAGATGTATCTACATTTACACTATTATAAATTTTTACCCCAGATATTCCATCTACAGTTATACCTAAATCTAAAGGAATAAAGCCTCCTGTTCCTGTTGGTCTACGTGTTATTCTATAATGAGCTTTACCCATTGTTAAAAAGTAATTTTTCATAGAGGACTCACCTCTATTAATTATTGAAGGGCTATATTGTAGATATCTACCTCCATCTTCTACAATTGTTTCTATAGTTTGTTGGGGTTCACTTTCTACTAGATTACTTAAAACATTTGCTTTATCTTTGATTGTATCTGTTACTATTATTGGTATTGTATTACCCGTTACGTTAGATCCAAAACACTCTGTTATAAAATATCCAATATTTCTATTATAAACATTTTCTACTATTTGGGCTATTTTATCATGTCCTGCTTGTGTTAAAAAATACTCAGTTCCTGTATATGCTCTAATTGTTCTAGTAGAAGTACCAGCTCTTACAGAAGTCATTCCTACTTCATCACCTATTACATCGGGATTATATTCTTCATTTTCAACAATATTACCTGAAGAGTCAAATGATTGGTTTTTTACTGTTTTTAATGTTGTATACCCTGCACCTAATTCATAATATGTGAAAACATTTGTTTTATAATAAGGATTTTCACTAAATCCACTTCCTGTAGGTATATTAGCTGCTTCTGGGGCGTTTACATATTGTTTATATTTATCGGATAGTCCTTGACTCCAAGAAGAAAAAGCAGTAGCATCTTCACCTACAAATCCCCCTCCTGCTGCAGCTGATATAGATATAGTATTTGCTAAATTTTTATCAATTTTAGTTTCAAAACTAAAGTCTTTAACAAAATTAGAAGTATATGATCCACTTCTTTGACCATAACCAAATATTTCTAATTTAGTTGATTTATCTGCTATTCTTGGGTTTTTAATAAATTTATTATAAAAATTTACACCACTTTGTTTATCAACAGCAGACCCAGGTACTACATTTTGATCTATTATTTTTATAGTATTACTATCTTCTTCTACTATAAGTTCTAAGTTATTTATGCCCCCTAAAGCTTTATTAATATTATCTAATAATTTTGAAAAAAATGAATAAAAATCTACGTCACCTTTTTTATTTTTATTAGAATTAACAATAGTTATTATTTCATTAAAATTAATGTAAATATTCATTATTCTTCCATGGGGAGGGACTTTTTCATTTTCACGTGTTGGAAAATTTGGATTACACCACTCTACCATGTATTTATACCAATATGGATCTGTTTTAAATTGTAATTTATTTCCATAGTTTGTTCTTACAATACAAACTCTAGGATCTATACTAAATTGATTAGGGTAAGCACACATTACATTATTTACTTCATCAGCATCAATTCTTATTTGTTTAAATTCTTCATTTCCTGATGTGTATGTTGGAATAAGATGTTTTTGAACCCAAGCTAAAAAATCACCAAATCTCCAATAATAACCATATTTATTTTGTTGTAAACTTATTTGATTAGTAAATTGATATGCTTTTCGTTCAGTATCATTTACATCATCTTCAATTTCTCTATATTGTATATCAGGATCAATTAATGATACATATTCTCCCCCACCCTTATTAGTATTAAACACATTTGTTTTTAATTTAATAGAATTTAAATAATTTGATATATCGCTTATGTCATCATCTTCATTAACAGGTGATCCATCTTTGGGATGGTATAAAGCATTAAATTTTAAAGACTCTACAATATCTCCCATACTTACTAAACTTAACATAATATCGTAAGTTCCATCAGGATTAAATTTCCAATTGAAATTAACAACTTTTCCAAAAAAAGCATCATAATTCCCACTATAATTTTCTCTTAGTTTTTCTATATCAGCTAAAATTTCATTAGTACTTTTTCCATTTTGACTAAACCATTTATCTTCAATGTATGTATTTTTTATAGTTTCAATTTCTGGGATTCTAGTTTTAGTTCCTGTAGTTGGGTCTTGTACTACTGTTCCTCCTTCATTAGGTAAATAATGACTATTACCCCACTCTAATAACATAGTGTATCCTAATCTTAAATACAATGTTTCAATTAATTCAAATTGATATCTATTATTAGCTTTTATTGATATTTCTGCTCTTCTTAAAGAACCTCTATTTAAGGATTTAATATTTACATCTGTTATACCAGGCATTGGTTGTTGTCCAAAATCTAACCCTCCTAATCCATAAGCAGAAGCTAAATTCCAAACACTTGTTGTTTTTGATATTCCAGACCTTGGAATAAAGTTTGTACTTCCCCCAGCAAAAGCATTAGCATTTCGTAATGTTACTTCTTCTCCATTTTGGGTAACTGTTTGTTCTTGTACTGGTATTATATCTCCTGTTCCTTGAAGTCCACTAAATAAAACTGATTCTCTAGCTAGGTTAACTCCTTTATATTGATTAGGAAGTTCTAATTTTTTTAAAAATCTTAATCCTCCTTCATCTACATAAATACTTTCTTGTCCTTCACTACCTGTTATTTCAGTTTCAGTTCTATCATCTACTATAACTGAAGATGCTAGTTTAACCCATGATGTTTTTGAATTTAAATATTGTTGAAAAGCAGAACTTCTTCTATCAGAATTAGCATTATTGCCTGTAAATCCAGACCCATGTACTTCTTGTCTTATTTCTACCTGTTTATTTAGGTACTTATAAAATGGTTGACCTAATAAATTTCCAACTCCCATAACTATACATTTTGTGTTTCAAAATTACTGATTATATCTCCTACATTAGCAGGTATTCTTATTTGTGTTCCTTCTGGTATGTAATATGAATCTTGTTTTAAATTTGGGTTTGCACTAGATATAGCCCACCATAATGATGGATCCCCATAATATTGATTTGCTAATATATCAAATCTATCTCCTACAGTTGTAAAAACATATATATCTTGAAATGATCTTGGGGGTATTGGATAATTTACATGATTGTAATATAAATTTCCATTACCATCTACGTTTTGTCCTATTTTTGAGTATCTTTTCATATATTAACCATTTATTCCTTGACTAGTATTTGCATGTGAAGTTAATTGACCTTCACCTGTTGATGATCCGGATGCTTCTGCTTGGAAATTACTTCCTCTATTTTGACTAGTAACACCAGAATCTAATGATTGAGGATCAAAAGTAACAGGATCTTGATAATTATTTTTTCTTCCTTCATTTTCTAATGCTATATATCTTTGATCACCAAATGCTGTTAATTGTCCTTTTTCATCAAATTGAACTGTTTGTACTTTTGGTACAAAATTATGTATTGGTTGAAATGTAAAACCTGTTACTCTAACCATCATAGGCATTTCTTTTACACTTGAATCACCTTGAATTGTTTGACCTGTAGCTACAGAAGCATTATCAAGAGGTAAACCTATTTCCCAAGGAGAATCTTGAGGTACATCTAAATTCATAGACCTAATAAACCCAGGTTGTTCAAAACACCATCCTCCTATAGTCATATTAACTAAATTACCCGCCATATATCCTTTTTCAGTATAATCTGGTGCTAAAGTTGATGCCAAATAATTTAATTTTTGATACATAGGTATTAATTCTTGTCTTGATTGAGCTGCTACAGTAAAAGATATATTTATTGTTCTATCAAACCCTGCATACCTATAAAATTTTTCAGCTCTTCCCATATAGTTTTGAGCACTCCACTCAGCACTATAATTATCTGAGAATGAATCTATAATAGCTCTAAAATGAACATAATTTATATTATTAGGATTATCTGTACTTACTACTCCAAATCTAAATTTAATAAAATCATTTTTAATAGGATTTACAGTTGGGCCCGCATTATTAAAAGATCTATAAATTTGTAAAGCATTAACTTTATCTAAGGGTTCTGGTTGTGAATATCCATTAATTATAGCACCTGTTTGGTAATTTGATCTGTCAACATTAGTAGCTCCAGGATTACCTAAATTAACTCTTGTTTGGTAATTTTTTTCAATGTAAGAAAGGGATTTACCTAAATATGTGTTAAAAGGATTTATAGGTTTATTAGCATCACCTTCATTTTTATCATAAATTAAATTAACAAAATTTTCTCTAGTTGCAGCTGTTCTATTTCTTTCCATTGCATTAATCTCACCACTACTTAAAGTAAAATATTTACTAGTTTGACCTGGGGTTAATTCACTAGTTCTATTATATGCTTTTTTCTTTGCATCATTATAATCACGTGCTATTCTTATACCTGTTTCACCTGCTAGTCCTAAAAAAGATTGTGGACCACCATCATATCTAAGTAATTCATCACTAGCTTTTGATATACGATTATCCATATCTCCTGTGAAATTACTTACAAAGCTATTAATTCCACCAACAATTCCACCTACAAGTGAATCTACTGCTCCAAATATTTGTCCTCTATCTCTTCTGCTCTCTCCAAGGTTAGTGTATATTTTTTTCTGTGCTAATTCAACTAATCTATTATTTCGACTATTTTCCCCACCTTCTACTTTATCTCTTATTAAGACATATGCAGGTACTCCTTCAAAACTGCTAACTCCAGTAATTAATCTATCAACAAAATTATCTCCCCCATTACCAAATAAATTAGATCCATATTGTGTATCTGCTGTAGGGTTTAATCCTTGTTTTAATAAATGTCCTCCTAAAGGATTAACAGCTAACTGTGCTAAAGTATTTGTAGGTACATAAACACCATCATTCATTAAACCAGCAGCTTGAGATTTAACTCCTATTCTAGATAATTGTTCTTGTTTTGCTATAAAATTAAGTCCATTTGTAGATCTAAAATATTCAAAAAATCTACTTTCATCATTTGCTACTGCTAATCCAACACCTTGCCTTAATAAATAATCTTTTCCTTCAGGGGCTATTATAGCATCTAAATTAGATACAGTATCTACCCCTTGAGAATTTTTTGGAGGAATAGGAGTAATAACATAAGGAGATTTTTTTCTTACTTCTCTACCTGTTGAATTTTCTCTAGAGGCCCCAGAAAATTTAAGAGACCTTAAATCTGTCCTAAGATTTATCAAGGGGTTAGCCATATTTTTTTATTTATCCTGGTAAATTTAGAATATACTGGTTTGGATCTGATGGTCCATTTAAATTTGAAGGTGCTGGTAATCGCCCATTTCTAGGTCTTACAGCATTTGCTGTAGGATCATCTATAGTTGAATAATCATAATGCAATGTAGATGTTTGAAAATCTGGTATTTCTACATTTCCTCCATTATTTTTGGATAAAGGGGATCCGTTTGGTGTATCCGTTAATTTTTTTAGTAAACTCATAGTTGTTATTTTTATTATAAATATTTAATATTATTGTAACTCATAAGAAGTAAGAGTAGTTGCTGTTCCTAATTGGTTTCCATCCATTGTTACTGTTGCAGATTTATTTAATAAAGCTGTTAGTAGAGAATTTGTTTTTCTTTGTTCAGAATTACTACTTCCCCCACCTAAATCACTAGCTAAACCTGCTGGGTCTTTAGTTGCCATTAAAAAGTCTGCTGGGTCTGTTGCTATAATATTACCCGAAGGACCAATTACACCATCTCCAATATTTGTAGTGCTTGATTTTTCAGCTTTATCTTTCGCAGCCATCATTGCTGTTATCCCAGCTGCTACAGCTATAGCTCCTAATCCTAAAGTTATTCCTGAAGCTAATGCTATTGCTGATGCAGCACTCATTCCTAATGAAACTGCCATAGATGCTAATTTTGCTATTGTTCCTACTAAACTTATAGCTGCTATAGATCCTAAAACAGTATACAAAGTACCAGCACTACTAGCTATTGTTGCTACTACATCTACAATAGGCATAAAACCATTTAATATAGTACCTACAGCTGATTGTATATTAGCCATAGTGTCTGCAAACTTATCTGCTGCTGCTTGTTGTTCATATTGTAATAAAAGTTCTTCACCCCCAGCTGCAATTATTTCATCTCGGGCCATACCATTTGCTAGAGCATCAGCTATACTTTTCTCACCTAATTTATTTAAAATTTCTTGTTTTTTAATAGAATCAGCTAATTGATCAGCTTCCATTCCTAAAGCCTGAGCTAGATCTTCCCTAGCTAATACATTTAATTTTGAAAATTCTTCTGCTGTTCCGAATTGTTTAGCTAATTCTGCTACTGCTTCTGCTGATTTACCATCTAATGCTAATGATCTTGCTCTTGATAATTCAAGATTTCTACCAGTCATTAATTCAGCTGCCATTTCTGCTTCAATAGAAGATTCAAAATCTAAAAGATTACGTGAAATTCCTTCTGCATCTTTTAATGATAGGCCTAATTTATTAGCTTGAACTACTGCTTTAGCTAATTCCTCAGCTTGAAATCCATATGAAGCTGATAAATTACCACTTATACTTAATACTTCTGAAAGTACTTTTCTACCATCTAATCTTATTCCTGTTTCCTTTTCTAAAGCAACTACTTGATCTAATATACTTTCTGTTAGTTCTCTAGAGGATTTTCCTTGAGATATACTAAATTTTGTTAGGTTAGCTGCTTCATCTGCTTGCAATCCTAACAGATTAGTAAGTTTAGATTGCATTACAACTTGTTCATCAGTAAATCCAGTTACAGCTCCAACTGAGTCTCCTAATTCCATAAAAGCTTGTGAAAGCTTTTGGGCATTAATTGTAGAATCTTCTGATGATAAAGCTATATAATTAAATCTATCTGCTATATCTTGGGCTTCACCTTTAGAAACACCCAATTGTTTAGCCATATCTGTTACAGACTTATCAGCATCAAACATAGCTTTAGTCATGAATAAAAGAGCTGATTTTAATAGACCACCAGTAAGTAAAGCCATAACCTCAATTCCTTCAGCACCATCATCAATCCCAACATTCATAGCATCAATACCTTTAGCTAAGTCATCAATAGGACCAGCTAATAAAGGACCTAAACCTGGTATTTCACGGACACCATCTGCTAATTTTTTAGCAAAATTACTACCTTTATTTATTTTATTTATTTCCTCATTAATACCTTCAAAATCTTCTAATATTCCGTCTGCAGTATCTCTTGAATTATATAATAATCTATTAGCTGCTATTAAATTTTCTTTTTCTTCTCCTGTAGCATTTACTAGTCTTTCATTATTAGATGCAATCCTAGAACTAATTTTAGCTCTTTTATTTTCTACATCAGTAAGACTTTTTTGAATTATACCTCTTTTCTTTCTATCTTTAAGGTCTTGTTTGTTAAAAGTAGCTAATTTTCCTATACTATCAGCTAAAGAATTAACATCTTTCTTAGCATTAGAAAACATACCCTCCATTCCTTCAGCACCTTTTCCTATTTTATCTAATTCGGCACCATATTGTTTTACATTATCTCGAGCAGATTGGGCTGCGGCTGCAAATTTATTTGTAGATTCAGCTATAGATTCACTTGCGGATGCAAAATCCTGAGCATTTTTAACATCTTGATTTGTAAATTTTCCGTTAGCCATTAAGGTATTTTGTTATAAATATTAAAAAATTATATTTTTATTTATAGCTTGATTTATTTTTAAAATTTGGGGGATTAATTCTTCCTGAACTATCTAATATATTTGTGGTTGTTTTGTTTCCTTTTTGACCTTTTCCCTTATTAGCTTTTTTTATAGCTTCAGCCTCAGCATCTTTCCATTTTTTAATTTTATCAAAAGTAAATTTTCTTAACCAAATAGGCATATTATAAACTGTGTTCCAGTCATACCCCCCACCACCATGAAATACTATTTCATGAATAGAACTATATATGTTTTTATGATATTCAAACGCTTCTTTAGAAGTCAGGCCAAAAAAAGTTGAGACTAATTGGGATGCTTCTTGATTCCTTAGTACCTCGGGGAAAAAAAGTCAGATCTATGTCTGGTTGTATTTCGCTGATATGCTTTCTAAGAGCTCTTGAATCTTGAGCTAATAATGCTTTATCTACAAAGTTACGTATAGTAGGAGGATCTGAGTCTCCATTTACAGATAATAATTGATATTTTAATCTTGTTGATACTGTAGGTTGTGCTTCTTTATTTACCTTTTGTATGCCCTCAATTTCTCTATTTATTTTTTGTTCATCCTTATGAGTCATTATTTTAAAGGTAACTTTATTACCTGATTGGGGTAACGTAAAAGGGAATTCATTAACACCTTGTTTAAATAATTTTTCGTCAATTTTTTTATTATCTATTTTAGATAAATCTACTTCTTCTTCTTCTCCATTATATTTAAATTGATATTTAGGACCATACCCTAATATTCTAGCTGCTATCATAATAGCATTTTTATCACCAATACATAAATCATTGTAACTAACTTTTGATACTATTAATGATTTTAATAATTTATCTATTACTGTTCCATTTGCTATATAATTTTGGTTAGCTAATATATCTTCTTCTTTAGCAGTCATATATTTCATTTCAATTTGACCACTTGATAAAGGGTTATCTTTAGGATATATTAAACCTTTGGAAGGTAATTCTACAGTTTCTGTAGGGATGTTAAATTCTTGCATAATCTATTTATTAATAACTTGTCGTTTATATGTTATACATATGTAATGTAAAAAAAAGCTTGACCGAAGCCAAGCTATTTTTCAAGGAAATATCAGGGAGTGTAAAATTTTTAGAAATTTAAAATACAATAATCTGGTTGTACTTCTAATTCAATTTCTTGAGCGGAGCTTTCATCATCCCAACTATAATCCCCAAAGTTAGCTGATGTTATTAATGCTCCTTTAATTATCCATTCTGATACTACGTCACCTACTGGTCCTAGTACATTGAATGTTAGGTCTTTTTTATAAAAATCAGAATAACCATCTCTACCTGTTACAGATTCATGGTGTAATCTTACCCACTCCATTACTGCTTGAGCACCTGATGGAGTAATTGGGTCAAATAATGTCATTGAAATTGGTCCCCAAGTTGATTTACCTTTAACAAATCTCTGAACATTTATATGATTTAAAGGAATTGCTTCCTGTGTTATATTCACACCACCTACTCCTTTAATTTGGTAGGATTGCATTCCCTCAACAATCATAATAAATCTATTCTTTTGTTTTGGTTCGAATGCTGTGAAAAATATTTCTGATGATGATAATACTGGCATTTTTTCTTATTGTTTTATTTTATTATAAATATCTAATTTTTTAATTTTTATGCTGGAAATGTTGCTCCAGTTGGTAATATATTAAAATCTAGGATTATAAATTCAGCAGTTTTAGTTGGTTGTAAAAATATTTGACCAACTAATTGATTTCTATCAATTACTGCTGGTGTGTTATTTGAATCATCCATTACTACTTTAAACGCAAATAATCCTTGTCTTTGTTGTACTGATTCTAAGTATGGATTAACCTGACTTAAGAAACTATTTCTTGTAATTATTGTATTTTGTTCAAACACTAAATTATCTGAAACTTGTCCTATAAAGTTTTTAAGAGCGATCATTAATCTTCTTACATTTACTCTATCTAAAGCACTTGATCTTTTCTGTAATGTTTTCTGACCAAATACTACAACACCCTGTCCTGGGAATGTAGCTATTGGGTTTACATTTGCTTCATATAATGTATCTCTGTTACTAACAGTTAATCTTCTTTCAGCTCTAATTACTTGTCCTAGTGCTCCTCTTGTAATACCTGCTGGTGCAAACCATGGATCACTTGAAGCATCTGTAAATGCATATACTCCTGGGATCATTGTTGAAGCTGGTACCCAAACTATTTCTGCTGTATTTGGATCAATTACTTGAACCCAAGGCCAATATGCTGCTGCATATGAACTATCAAATCCTGCTGCTTGAGTTGTTACTGTAGCTAAAGCTGTGTCGTAATTTACTAAATCTACAACAAACATACTATCACCTCTAGCTTGTGTATTTGATATTGCAGTACTAATAGCTGATGTTTGTAATGCATTTGCATTTATTAATCCTGGTGTTGTTAATACATTAAATTTATAGTCATCTGTATTAGCCATTAATCCGATAGCTGATGTATAATTGTCACCTACTAATCCTTGACTATCTGTATTATCAATATCACTGTAGAAATTCATTTTTCTATTAAATCCTGCTAAAGCTGGAATATTAGATCCAATTGCACCATTTAATGATGATGATTGTGGAGCATCTGGTAAACTTGCTGTAAATTCATTTTTAGCAACTCCTGCATTATCAAAATAATCAGGTGTTAAATAATTTACTGTTTTTACTCTTACATACTTAGATGCGTTAGGATAAGTTCCTGTTTCTTTTATATAGTAATCAGTACCATCCGTTGCTACTGATTTAGACATATCACCTATTACTTTAGAGATGAAGTTAGGTGAATTTGGATCTAGTGATAAATTATTATACGATTCTAATACTATTTTTTGGTTTGCATCATCATCTCCTCTTCTAATTAATAATGAAAAAGTTCCTGATGAAGTATTTACTGTTGGTATTTCCCATCTAAGATTGTCAACTGTACCATCTGATAACGCTCCTGAGCCACCTGTTACTTCAGTGTGACCTGAATTCATTATTGCACCTTCAGAAATTGTTTCTAACTGGAATGGTGAAGCGTTTGTTAAAGCAAGTCCTCCTGGAGCACCTGAACCTGTGTTCATACCTCCAGTTACATCAGCTTTTGCTGAACTAGTTGCTGGTAAGAAAGATTGACTTACTACACGAGTAACCCATAATGAATTTCCTCCATTTGAGAAATAATTATTTGCTGCTATAGATGTTAGGAAAGAGTAAGGACGAGAACCACTCATTTGGTATGTTCCAAATATAGTATTAAATTCACTATATGAAGTAACTAATGTAGGAATAGTAACTGGTCCCTTAACTGTTGGTCCTATTATAGATGCACCTACCTCAGTTGGTAAGGGTGCTATAAAAGATTGGTCATTTTCTCTCTGTAAAACGCCAGGGGATAAAATAGTTTCTGCCATCGTAATATATTATTTTTAATATTGTTTTATTATAAATATTAAAAACCTTTTCAAAAAACTATTTTGAGTTGATAAATTCGCCAGTTTCTAAATTTATAGTGCCTTCACCATATTTTTCTTGAAGCTCTGCTGCGAATTCTTGTTGAGAACTTCTAAGTTGTTTAAACTTATTTTCTAATTCTTCTCTTCCTTCTCTTAATTCAATTTCTGCTGCCGTTATACGTCCAAATCTTTCTATTGTAGCAGATAATGAATCTTGTAATTCGTTTAGTTTTTCTACTTCTTTTTCAGATAACTTAATATTTTGCATATTATTTTTGTTGGTTATAAATATATATAAATTCCTTTAAATCAATAAGTTGTTTTTTTATAGGTGAATAAGATTTTTCATTTTTTAAACATCTATTAAAACCTTTTTCTGATGTAGTATCTATA